TTCAGCCAGTCGCAACAAATACAAGCAAAAACAGGCTCAAGCGCTTATGCAGAAAGCGCAAGCAGCTATCAAAACAGTAGCGCACAAGCCCCCAAAACACCCACCCCCAAAGGAAAGCCAACGCATGCATCCACAGACGACTGGTCTTTTGATCGCAGAGCCTGAAGCCGCCGCCCCGCCGTTGGACGAACAGGCCGCCACGCTGCGCGACGATGTGCGCTGCATCCTGCTGGAATGCCACCGCGACCGCGCCCTGCAGGCACTGCACGGCGCTGCCACCAGCGAAGCCATCCATCAGCTTGCCGACGCCGTGGCCAGGCGCCTGGCGCCGCGCATTGGTGGGCGGTATGTGCCAAAACGTGATGCCAGGGCGCTGCGAGATGCGGCTGTGTGGCAGGCGTGGAACGGACGCAACGGCCCGGAAGTCATGAGCCAATTTAAGATTTCGCGGCGCCTGCTGTATTCCATCCTTTCGCGCAAGCGCAAGGCATAGCGCAGAACCACTTACCGCGCGGGCCTTTTTGGTCAGCAAATCAAAATTAGTGCAGAAATTTTGAGATTTTGCACAGCCATCCGGGCACCCTTGCAGCCCATGGCATTCACCACTCAAGACCTCGCCGCCATTGATGCGGCCATCGCCTCCGGCGAGCTGACCGTGCGCAGCGCAGACGGGAAGATGGTGACCCTGCGCACCATGGCAGAACTGCTGCAGGCGCGCGACGCCATCAAAACCGACATTGCCGCCGCCGCGCCAGCCGCCCAGCGCCGCCCATACCCGCGCCACCAGCTGGCCGACTTTTCGGACTGACATGGCCGCCAACAAACCAACCCGCAACATCGTTGACCGCGCCGTGGCGTGGTTGTCGCCATCGGCCGCCGTCAAGCGCGCCCAGGCCAGGCAGGTGCTGGCCTACTACGAAGCAGCCCGGCCCGACCGCCTGCGCAAAGGCCGCCGCGCCACAGGCAGTGCCAATGATGAGGTGCTGCAGGCCGGTGGCACCCTGCGCCAGGTGGCCCGCCACCTGGAGCAAAACTACGACCTGGCCCTGGGTGTGCTCAACACCCTGGTGGTCAACGTGGTGGGGCCCAACGGCATCGGCGTGGAGCCCCAGCCACGCAAGGCAGACGGCAGCATTGACGACGCCCTGGCCCGCCAGATCCTCATGCTGTATCAGGACTGGTGCAAGGCCCCCGAAGTAACGCACCAGCACGACTGGCCCAGCGCGCAGCGCCTGCTGGCCCGCAGCTGGCTGCGCGACGGCGAAGTGTTCAGCCAGCTCGTCAGCGGCATGGCGCCCGGCCTGCAGCACGGCAGCGCGGTGCCGTTCAGCCTGGAGCTGCTGGAGGCCGACTACGTGCCCCAAGACCTCAACAGCACCACGCCAGCCATCGTGCAAGGCATCAGCGTCAACGCCTGGGGCGCCGCCACGGGCTACAACGTGTACAAGGTCAGCCCGCTCGAAGGCGCGGCGCTGCTGGGTGCATCTCAGACCAAGTTTGTCCCGGCAGACCGCATGCTGCACCTCAAAAACGTGCACCGCATTCGCCAGATGCGCGGGGTGTCGGTGTTCGCGTCCGTGCTCAACCGCTTTGATGACCTGAAGGACTACGAGGAAAGCGAGCGCATCGCCGCAAAAATAGCCGCCAGCATGGCCGCGTACATCAAAAAGGGCGCCCCCGAACTGTACGAGCCCGACGCCGATGCAGAGCCGCGCCAGATGAAGTTCCGCCCAGGCATGGTGTTTGACGACCTCAAGGTGGGCGAAGAAATCGGGATGATCGACACCAACCGGCCCAACCCGAACCTGGAGACGTACCGCAGCGGGCAAATGAAGGCCATTGCCGCAGGCGCAGGCCCCACCTTCAGCAGCATCGCCCGCACTTACGACGGCACCTACAGCTCCCAGCGCCAGGAGCTGGTGGAGGGCTACGCCGTGTATGCCACGCTGGCCAATGAATTCATCGGCCGCATTGTGCGCCCGGTGTACGAGCAGTTCATTGCCGCAGCCGTGGCAAGCGGCCAGCTGCGCGTGCCTGCGGGCACCCAGCCTGGCACCCTGGCCAGTGCCAGCTACATGCCCCCCGCCATGCCGTGGATTGACCCGCGCAGGGAGGCCGAAGCCTGGGGAATGCTGGAAGACCGCGCCTACGCCAGCGGCCCCGAAATCATCCGCAAGCGCGGCGGCAACCCGCTCGACGTGCTGGAGCAGCAAGGCCGCTGGCTGCGCGAGAAGGCCGCCGAAGGCGTGCCAGACAACGCCGCGCGTGCGCAGCCCAGCGTCACGCTGCAAACCGAATAGGGCAGGGCACAAAAGTAGTGCAGGAATTTTGAGATTTTGCACAACGAACTCGGCACATTCACACCCAACACCCACAAGGACACCCATGGCAAAGTGGTACGAAATCAAAGCAGCGGCCCCGGTGGCAGAAGGCGAAGCGCCCAAGCCTGCCGAGGTGCTGATATACGGAAACATCGGCGACAGCTGGAATGAAGACGGCGTGATCGCCAGTGAACTGGTGCGTGACCTGTCTGCGCTCGAAGCCGACACCATCAACCTGCGCATCAACAGCTACGGCGGCAGCGTGCCCGATGGCCTGGCCATCTACAACGCCCTGCGCCGCCACAAGGCCACCGTGAACGTGTTTGTGGACGGCGTTGCCATCAGCTGCGCAAGCTACATCGCCATGGCGGGCGACACCATCACTATGGCAAAGAACAGCCAGATGATGATTCACGCCCCGTGGACGTTCGCCTATGGCAACTCCGTAGACATGCGCGAGCAGGCCGACATTCTCGACCGCTACGCCAAAGCCATGGCCAGCGCCTACGCCGACAAGAGCGGCAAAACCTACGAAGACGCCCTGGCCTTGCTGACCGATGGCAAGGACCACTGGTACATGGCAGACGAAGCCAAGGCCGAAGGCTTTGCCGACGAAGTTGGCGACGAAGTGGCCGTGGCCGCATCGCTGGCCAGCAGCTTCGACCTCTCGCGCTTCAAGTCCGCCGCGCCTGCTGCGGCTGGTCATTACACCCCCGTTTCACAACCCGCAGCAGCCGCTGCAAAACCACAGGAGCATTCCATGCCCGAAGAAAAGAAGCCGGCGGCTCAACCCGCTGCATTCGCTCGCACCAAGGACGACAACGCCCAGGTGATCGCCATGTTCAAGCCCTTTGCATCGCGCCCCGAAATCGCCGCGCTGCAAACCGAAGTGCTGGCCGACCCAGGCCTGACCATCGAAGCCATCCAGGCCCGCCTGCTGGCAGAGATGGGCAAGGGCGCAGAGCCTGCCAACCCGCAAAACGCATTCCCGAAGATCGAGACCGTTTCGGACGAAGGCGACAAGCGCAAGGACGCCGTGGTGGCATCCATCCTGGCCCGCGCTGGCGTGGTGCAAGACCCCGCTGCCCGTGCTGCGCTGGCATCCAACCCCTACCGTGGCGACCGCCTGTTGGACACCGCCCGCGCATCGCTGCAGCGCGCAGGCGTCAACGTGGCAGGCATGACCCCCATGGAGATTGTTGCTGCCGCCTTCACTCAGGGCACCAGCGACTTCCCTGTGCTGCTCGAAAACGCCATGCACAAGACGCTGCAGGCCGCCTACGCCACAGCAGCCCTGACCTGGAACCGCTTCTGCGCCACCGGCAGCGTGAGCGACTTCCGCGCGCACAACCGCTACCGCACCGGCAGCTTCGGCAGCCTGGATGCCGTCAACGAGCTGGGCGAGTTCACCAACAAGTCCATCCCCGACGGCGAAAAGGGCAGCATCACCGCCACCACCAAGGGCAACATCATCAACCTGAGCCGCACGGCCATCATCAACGATGACCTGGGCGCGTTCGTGGGCTTGTCCAACATGCTGGGCCGCGCTGCTGCCCGCACAGTGGAAGCCGATGTGTATGCCCTGCTGGCACTCAACAGCGGCGCAGGCCCCACCATGGGCGACGGCAAAGCGCTGTTCCACGCTGACCACGGCAACCTCACCACCAGCGCCGCCATCACCATGGCCGCCCTGGATCTGGACCGCGTGGCCATGGCCTCGCAAAAGGACGTGTCTGGCAATGACTACCTCGATCTGCGCCCCGCAGTGCTGGTGATCGGCATCGCCAACGGCGGCACGGCCCGCAGCATCAACGGCGCGCAGTACGACCCCGACACCGCCAACAAGCTGCAAAAGCCCAACGTGGTCAACGGCCTGTTCCGCGACATCGTGGACACCCCGCGCATCACCAGCAACCGCCGCTACCTGTTTGCCGACCCCTCTGAGGCACCGGTGCTGGAAGTCGCCTTCCTCGACGGCAACCAGAACCCGTACCTGGAGCTGCAAAACGGCTTCGATGTGGACGGTGCCCGCTACAAGGTGCGCCTGGACTACGGCGTGGCCGCTGTGGACTATCGCGGCGCTGTTTGCAACGCAGGCGGCTGATAGCCACCACCGGCCACCCAGCGTGGCCGGTCAGCACCCAAAAAACCATCGAGGAAAACCACCATGACAACCACCTACAAGCAAGAAGGCAAGGTCATCCAGTACACCGCTGGTGCCAACATCTCCGCCGGAAAAGTGCTCAAGATCGGCAATATTTTGGGCGTGGCCCTGCAAGACATTGCCAGCGGCGCCACCGGCCCCGTGGCCATCGAAGGCGTGTTCTCTGCGCCCAAGGTGTCTGGCGCCGTCATCGCCCAGGGAGAGAGCCTGACCTGGGACGTGTCCGCCAACTCTGGCGCGGGCGAGTTTGACGACAATGCCGCCGTGCCCGCCACGGGCGACGTGACCGGCGCAGCTGCTTTCGCCTGGGCTGGTGCTGGTAGCGGCGCCACCACGGTGCTGGTCAAGTTCACCGGCGTGCCTGGCACCGTTGCCTGATTGCCATGAGCCTGGCCCCCTTCGCCGCCCTTGAATCGCGCCTGAACAGCGCGGTGTTCGCCCGGCTGGCCAATGCCGAAGTGTCCATCGATGGCGGCAGCGCCATCGGCGGCATCTTTGACGATGGCTACGCCCTGGGCTCGGTGGGGCCGTTGGGCATGAGCGGATCCCAGCCAGCGGTGGCGGTCCGCTCCGCCCAGGTGCCAGCGCAGCCCGTAGGCAAGGCCATCACCGTCAACGGTGTCGCCTACCTGGTGGCTGCGGTGGAGCCAGATGGTGTCGGGTCCACCCGCCTGCTGCTGGAGGCTGCATGACCGCCCCCACCAAGTTCGCCCAGGTGCTCGGCGCCATGCAGACAGCCCTCCAAGCCGCCACACCCGTGTCGCCCAACGTGTTCCGCGCCCGTGCCCGGGTGGTGCCGCAGCAGATGGCCACGGCCATCGTGGTGCGGCCTGCCCAGGCAGAGCGCGACGCATCGGTGGGGCAGGGCGCCATGGCGCTGTGGCTCACCGCTGTGGCGGTGGACTGCTATGCACGCGGCTCGGCGGCCAGCCCGGTGGATGTGGCGGTGGATGCCCTCATGGGCGCTGCTGTTGGCCGGTTGATGCAAGACCCATCCCTGGGCGGCCTGGTCGGGTCGATTGACCCGCAGGCCGTTACCTGGGACTTCGACGTGGATGGCGAGCAAACCGCTTGCGCCACGGTGACATTTTATGTGCGGCACGCCACGGCGGCTGCGTCCTTTGTCTGATTCCAACTTTTTAACGAGGTACCCCAAATGGCAAACCCCATCTTCTGGACCAACGTGGGCATCGATGTGCAGACCGCCCTGGCTGCCGCTGTCAGCATCACTGCGGTGACCAAGGCCAGCCCTGGCGTGGTCACCTACGGTGGCGCCGTGCACCCTGCCAATGGCGACTACATCGCCGTCACGGCCAATGGCATGCACCAGATCAATGACCGCATCTTGCGCATTGCCAACGTCAACACCACGGCCAAGACGTTCGAGCTGGAAGGCGAAGACACCACCAGCTACGACACGTTCATCAACGGCAGCTACCAGATCGTCACCTTCGGTGCGTCCTTCAACAGCGTGCAGACCATCAGCCCCAGCGGTGGCGACTACGAAAAAGCCGACATCACCACCATCCACGACTCGGTGCGCAAGAACGTGCCTACCATCGCCGCGCCCCTCACACTGGCCATGACCAACTATTTCGACCTGACCGACCCCGGCTTTGTCGAGTGCAACAAGGCCTACAAGGCCAAGGCCAAACGCGCCATCCGCGTGCGCTTTGGCAGTGGCGCCAAGATGGTCATGATGGGTTACGTGGGCGCCGCTGGCGTGCCCACCGGCCAGGCGCAGGGCGTGGTGCAAACGCCCGTGTCCATCGAAGCGCAGAACCTGCCCACCGTCTACGCGAGCTGATCGCGCAGCGCCACGCATGCCGCGCAACTGCGGCATGCGCCCTGTTTTGTGCGCGGCACGGTGGGCCCCAATGGCCCGCTGGCCTGTTTTGCCCGAGCGGGCACGCCGCGCACTCCCTTCACTCGGGCCTCAAGCAATCGGGCTACACCATGGCAATCAAACTCACCATTGGCAACAAGGTTTCCTTCAAGGTGAAGGGCACCATCAACAACGCAAACGGCGTCGCCGAAGCGTTCGATTTTTCGCTGACCTGTTCCCGCATGGACCAGGATGAATATCTGACCGCGCTGCGCGACCTCGATGGCCGCCCCATCGTGGACTTTTTGGCGACGTTGGCCGAAGACTGGTCGGGCGTGAAAGACGAAGACGGCAAGGCCGTGCCCTTCAGTGAAGACGCCTTCCGTCAGCTTTGCAAGATCCCCGGCCTGCCTGGCGTGATTTTCAGCACCTACGCGATCGAAGCGGGCGCCAAGGCAAAAAACTAGCACAGGCAGCCCGCCGCGTTGTCGAGCACAACCATGCCCAGTCAGCAAGCCAGCCGCAGCACGCGCCAGACCCGTCCAGCCCGCTGGGCGGGGTCCTGGCTCAGCTTTCTGCCGCTGGGGTATTTGACGCGCAGGCCGACGGTGAAGCGGAGGGCGAGCCTGTTTACCTGTGGCCCGAGTGTGTCGAGGAATGGGCTCATTGGCAGCACCTGCAAACCCAGTGGCGCGTGGGCATGGCTGGCGCCACAGGGCTCGACTACCAGGGCGTGCGCGCCTATTTCGACGAAGTGGGCATTGAGCCCGGCGAGGCGCGACGAGAGCTGTTCGCCTGCATCCAGGCGTGTGAGTTCGCTTGCCTCGAAGTCTGGGCAGATCAGCGTGCCACAACGCCGCCCCCAACCAACCGGTAGCACTGCATGACCCCCATTGGCATCCAGCTCAATCTCAGCGGCGAGCGCGAAGTAGAAACCGGCCTGCGCCGTGTGGGCGGGGCCATGGATACCGTGGGCACTGCTGCGAGCGCGCTTGCGCGCGCGGTGGGTGGTGTAGCTGGTGCATTCGCAGGCGCCCTGAGCGTGCGCGAGTTTGTGCAGGCGGCCGACGCGGTCACTGGCCTGCAGAACCAGCTCAAGCTCGCCACGGGCAGCGCGCAGGCTGCCGGGGTGGCCTACAACCAGCTGTACGAAATTTCGCAGCGTTCGCGCACGGGATTCATAGAGCTGGGCAAGACCTTCGCCAGCATCAGCACCGCAGCTGCCGACATGGGCGTCAGCCAGCAGCGCCTGCTCAAAGTCACCGAAGCCATCGGCAACGCCGTCACCATCAGCGGCACCGGTGCCCAGGCCGCGCAGGCCGCGCTGCAGCAGCTGGGGCAGGGCCTGGCAAGTGGCACGCTGCGCGGTGAAGAGCTCAACAGCGTGATGGAGCAGACCCCGCGCCTGGCAAAAGCGCTGGCCGATGGCCTGGGCGTCACGCGCGGCGAACTGCGCGCATTGGGCCAGCAGGGCGCCATCACCGCAGAGCAGGTTATCAAGGCGCTGGAGTCCCAGTCATCCGTGCTGCAGGGCGAGGTGAAAGACGCGACGCTCACGGTGGGCCAGGCATTCACGCAGCTCACCAACTCGGCCACCCGCGCCGTAGGCGACTTCGACAAGGCTACAGGCGCCACCGCCACGCTGGCCGGCACGATCAGCTCGCTGGCGGGTGCGGTGGACACGCTCGGCGGCGTCATCCGCAACAACGAAGGCGCGTTCAAGGTGTTGGGCGGCACCCTGGCAGGCGCTGCCGTTGTGGCTGGCGCTGCTGGCATCGTCAATTCCATTGGCCTCATCGGCGGGGCGGTGGCGGCGCTGGGTGCTGTGTTGCTGGCCAATCCGGCCGTGCTGGCTTTGCTGGGCCTGAGCGCCGCGGTGGGCGGTGGTGTGGCGTTGATCAGCGCGCAGTCCAAGACGGCCGACGGCATCGGCCAGGCCATCGAGCGCCTGCGCACTGAAAACGAGCGGTCTGAGGCTGCGCTGGCCCGCGCCGTTGCCGGTGGGCGCCTCGCTGGCGCAGACAACATCGCCAAGACCATTGATGCACGCAAGGACCAGATCGCCAAACTGCGTGCAGAGCTCGACTCACTGCAGCCTGCAAGTGCTGGCGCTGGTGGCGGGCGCGGCAGCGTCAACCCGCAAACCGTGGGCGCGGCCGCGGCTCAGCAGGCCGCTGGCGAAAAGGAACTGATCGCCATCCGGCAAAAGCTCTACGGCGTGGACAAGGACTACCTGCCCACCCTGGAGAAGCTGCACGCCCAATACACATCGGGCGCCATCAGCATTGACGAATACCAGAAACTGGTGGGCAAGCTGGCCGAGGCCAACTTCAAAAAGGAAAAGACCGACCCTGGCCGCGGGCTGAAGTCTGAAGAATCCGCGTACCAAAACCTCATTGCAACCATAAACACCAAGATCGCGCAGGAGCGCGAAGAGCTTGCTGGTGCCGGTGCGCTCACGGAAAGCCAGCGCATCCGCATCAAGCTGGATCAAGACCTGGCTGCGGGCCGCGTGAAGCTGAGCGCGCAGAACGAGCGCGCCGTGCGCCTGGCGCTGGAAGAACTGGCCGCGTCCGAGGCATCGGCACTTGCCGCCAAAACCCTCGCCAAAGCCAACCTCGACGCCGCCGCATCCCGCGAAAAGTATCTCACATCCCTGTCCACCGGCCTCGACAAAATCCAAGCCGACATTGCCGCGCAGATCGAAGCCACCGAGCGCATGGGCCTGAGCAAAGAGGCCATTGCTGAGTTGGATGCTGCCAAGCTGGAAATGCTGGCGACGGACTTGGAACTGCAGGCCATCAAGGCGATGGATCGCAACCTCGATCAGCAGACCTACGACGCCCTCAAAAAGCAGGCCGCAGCGTACCGTGAGCTGGGCATTGCGAAGAAGGGCGGCGCAGCGAAAGAAGCCGCGCTCGACCTGGAAAAGGCCAATGCCGAAGCCGCAAAGAAAGCGCAGGAGGACTGGGAGCGCGCTGCAGAGCAGATCAACAGCAGCCTCACCGACGCCCTGCTGCGCGGCTTCGAGTCCGGCAAAGACTTCGCCAAGAACCTGCGCGACACCGTGGTGAACATGTTCAAGACGATGGTGCTGCGGCCTGTGGTTTCGGCCATCGTCAGCCCTGTGGCTGGCGCCATCACTGGCGCGCTGGGCCTGGCCACTGCTGCGCAAGCGGGGCAGGGCGGGGCCAGCAGTGGCGTTTCCACGGCGCTCAGCGGTGCATCGCTGCTGGGCAGCGTGGGCGGGTCGCTGGCGGCTGGTGCTGGCTGGCTGACCGGTGCGACAACCCTGGGTGGGTCGCTCTCTGCGGGCATGTCGTTGCTGGGCACGGGCTCGCTCGCCGGTGCGGGCGCGGGGCTTGGAATGCTCGCCGGAGCCCTCGGACCCATCGCCCTGGGCATCGGCCTGCTCTCGTCCGCGTTTTCGCGCAAGCTCAAGGATCAGGGCATCGAGGGCACGCTGGGCGGCGAAGCGGGGTTCGAGGGGCAGCAGTACCGCTTCTACAAGGGCGGCCTGTTCCGCTCTGACAAGACCAAGTATTCGGCCATCGATCCCGAGCTGGCGCGCATGCTGGCTGGCAGCTTTTCGGCTGTGCAGGATCAGGTGACCGCCTTTGCCGAGGCCCTCTCGCTGCCCACCGACCGGATCAAGGGGTTCACCACCGACATCAAAGTCAGCTTCAAGGGGCTGGACGAGGCGGGCATCCAAAAGGCCCTGCAGGACGCACTGGCCACCGGCTCCAATGAGCTTGCGCAGCAAGTGCTGGGCACGCTGACCACCACCACGCGCGAAGTCACAGAGACGCTCGCGGGCGGCATGGGCGACTGGGGCGACGGCACGATGCAGACCGTTACCCGCACCATTGAAGAGACCACCTACGCGGCGAGCGAATACGCGCGCGAAGGCGAAAAAGCCATCGACACCCTGACGCGCCTGGCAACCAGCCTGGGCACCGTCAACAGCATCTGGGAAAACCTTGGCTGGACGCTGATGGAGGCGTCGCTCAAAGGCGCTGATGCGGCAGGCAAGTTTGCCGAGCGGTTCGGCGGGCTGGAAGGCTTTGCAGCGGCTGCCAGCACCTACTACGAAAACTTCTACAGCGAAGCGGAGAAGGCCGCGAATGTCACGCGGGACGTGACAGCAGCACTGGCAGACGTGGGCCTGCAAATGCCCACTACCCGCGAGGACTTCCGCGCTCTGGTGGAAAGCCAAATGGCGCTGGGCGATGCGGGCATGGACGCCGTGGCTGCGCTGCTCAAGGTCTCCGGCGCCTTTGCCAGCGTCACCGCAGAATCCGAAACCGCAGCCGCAGCCGCCGCGCGCCTTGCAGACGAACAGAGGAAAGCGGCAGAGGACGCAGCCCGCGCCGCCGAAGAAGCCGC